TGGCACTGCTAGACAGAACTAATCCACTAAGTGATTTTTTAAATCCGCAAGCCAATCTAAGCACACAAACTGTTACTAGCCAAACACAAGACGTACGCCGTGAACAACAAAACAACGAGCTTGCTGGCGGTGTAACATTGGACAGAATGGCTACTCAGCCTGTTGGCTACCAACAATATTTAGGACTGGCGTTACTAGACGCTAAATTTTATGCAACACGGGAGATTTATGGTAGGCAAACCACTGTAGACAATCAGCGAGCACTACGTCAGCTGAGCAGTGATCGTTTGCACCAGCAAATGGTTAACCAGCAATATAAATAGGAGCTGCTATGGCGGACAGTACAAATTTAAACGAGCAGGTAGACAAGCTTGAAGCTGCTGCCAAAAAGTACGCTAGTAAGGATACAGTGATTAGCATTGGCGGTTATGAGTTTACACCGGCCAAACTAATGGTAGCCTTTACCATAGTAAGCTCTGCACTGGGCGGTTTATACGGAGCCTTTGAAGTATACAAAGACTACCAAACCATGAAAAAGAAGATTGCTAGTTACGAAGCACCAGACCTTAGCGAGTTTGACAAGCGACTAGCCGTTATCGAGCAAAATAGTCAAAAAACCACAGACTATACTCGTGATATTAAGAACGACCTAAAAAGCGATATTCGTCGCAACGAGTCCGTCACAGAACAGATTGAGCGATACGTAAAGCAAGCACAACGTGAAACTGAGCAGGAAATGCGCCAGGCTCGCAAGGACATACGCGAAGACTTGGACAAAGCACGTCAAGAGGTGATCGCAGTTCGCAAGGAAATGGCGGACGCTAGACGTGAAGCTGACAAAGGCATTGATCAACTCAAGCGCGAAGTAGATACCAAGATACAAAAAGCTATCGATAATCCGCTGGCTAATAAGTAAGGGAGTGTAAATGATTGATCCCATTACAGCCCTAGCAGGTATACAGGCGGCCGTTAGCTTTATTAAAAAGGTACAAGGTACTGTAGATGATGTAGCTTCCCTAGGCCCTGCACTGGGCAAGTACTTTGACGCAAAAAGTGTAGCTACCAAAGCGGTTGTAGAAGCTAGGCAAAGCGGCAATAAAAGCGCAATGGGTGCTGCTATACAGATTGAGATGGCACTTGATCAAGCGCAGCAGTTTGAAAAAGAACTGCAGCTGCTATTCATGCAAGCCGGTAAAGTAGACGTGTGGGCAAAGATTAAGCAGCGTGCTGCTGCTATGGAGTTAGAAGCTGCTCACGAAGCAAGACGTCAACGCGAAGCGGCTGCTCGTAAACGCAAAAAACTGCAAGAGCAGCTAGAGTGGTCACTTGCATTTGTGATTATTGTGCTTACTGGTTCTGCAGTTGGCTGGGGCCTGGTCAAGTTTATTGAATACTGTGCAACTAATCAGTGCAGTTTATAAGGAGAAGTGGATGACTGAAGAAAAGAAGCCTCTTAGTCGTAGCGAACGCGAAGCCCAAATTAAGGATAAAGCTGGTTGGGTTATCACTGTTCTTGCTGCTTTGCTGGCCATTAATACTTATATTGCTAGTGGCAATAGTAGCAAAGTGCTCAATAACACGATAAAGGCTAACGATACCTGGAGTTTTTATCAAGCCAAGAGCATTAAGCAGACCTTAGCCGAAATGGCTTACGATGACGCTGTTGCTCGCAAAGACTTTGAAAAGGCCGACAAGCTAAAAGCAAAGGTTGCTAGATATGAGTCGGAGCCTGAAACTGGTGAAGGCAAGCGTGAGTTGATGCAAAAGGCTAGAGCACTGGAAGCCGAACGTGATGAGATTCGTAAAAAGAATCCTTGGTTTACTTTTGCAGGCAGCGCGTTTCAGATCAGCATTGTGCTGCTGAGTGCTAGTATCTTAGCGGTCAGTATGCCACTATTTTGGGCCAGTGTTGCAGTCGGCGGTGTAGCTAGTTTGCTAATGTCGCAAGGCGTGTGGATGTGGCTGCCATTTTAAGGAAACAAAATGCAAGAAGAACAAAAGCAAGAAGTACCTAAAGAGGTAGAAAGTTGGATTCAGAAAAAATGGCGTCCAATGATGGCTGTTATGTATATGTGTGTATGTGCAGCCGACTTTATACTATTCCCCATTATGTTCACCATAGTACAGTTCTGGGAAACACAAGCAGCTAACGACGCTTTCCGTCAGTGGGGGCCGCTAACACTACAAGGTGGTGGACTATTCCACATGGCTATGGGTGCTGTGCTTGGTATCACCGCTTGGAGTCGTGGTCAAGAAAAGATGGCAGGTGCAAATGCTCCTCCAGCACCACCAATGCAAGTTACTACCACAACTCAAACTCAACAAGTTTCGTATACTCAACCACAACGAAACTTTAACCAAGGTTACGACGACTACCAGCCGCAAGTAACCCAAGGCTTTGGCGGTAAGCTAGCGCCACCTCCTCAACAACATCCTGTAATTTAAGGATCCAAATATGAAAAAAGTACTACTAGCAACACTACTAGCATTTAGTGCTACTGCTTGGGCGGCAGATCCTCCAGCCAAAGCAGCTAGTCAACCAGAAACTAAAAAGGTTTGTGTTGATAAGGTAAAAGAGGGCAAGCCTGTTATGGGCAAAGACGGCAAGCCACAGCAGGACTGCAAAGAAATCAAAATCCACAAAAAGCTGGAAGGTACTAAAGTAGAGGACACAAAGGGCAAAAAATAATTTATAGTTGACACCTAAGGCGTGGTCTGCTATAATACTTCACATAGCAGACCACTTTGTTTAACAAACACAAGGAAGTCTATGGCTAGTGGCAAAAGAGCGCGACGAGCAGGCAATCTTGAAGCAAATCCTGTTGAGTTCGGTTTTCAAGAAGTAAAGCCGTTAAATTATATTCAAGGTGAATATTTACGGGCAATACACGAAAATCAGATTATATTTGGCGTAGGTAGCGCAGGCACAGGTAAAACCTATGTAGCTGCAACGTACGCTGCAAGTGAACTATTTCATCGTCGCATACAAAAGATTATCCTAACTAGACCTAATGTAGAAACTGGTCGTGGTTTAGGATTTCTGCCAGGTACTTTAGAAGAGAAGTATGCTCCGTACTTAGAACCATTTGACCAAGTATTTGCAAAGAGTCTTGGTAAAGGTTTCTACGAATACGCACTAAAAGCAAAAAACATAGAACCCAAGCCACTGGGTTTTATGCGTGGAGCAACTTTTGATAACTGCATTGTGCTACTAGACGAAGCACAAAATGCTACCAAAGAAGAAATGAAGATGCTGCTTAGCAGAATCGGTAGAAACTGCAAAATGATTATTAGTGGTGATATTGATCAAGCAGATATTCCTGACAGCGGTTTATCGGATGCGGTAAACAGACTGCAAAATATTCAAGGCATTGAAGTTGTCAGATTCTTGGATAGCGATATTGTTCGCAGTAAGATGTGTAAAGAAATTATTTTAGCTTATAAAAATTAAAGGATCAAGATGGCTAAGACATACAAACCAACTAGTGGCATGGCCAGTGCTGCTAAACGTGCCCTAAAGTGGAAAGACGAAGGCAAGCCAGGCGGTACCCTAGTTGGCTTAGCCAGAGCAAATCAACTAAAGGATCGGGAGCCTCTAAGCGCCAGTACTGTGCTGAGAATGTACAGTTTCTTCAGCAGACATGAAGTAGACAAGAAAGCTACTGGATTTTTTGCTGGTCAAGAAGGCTATCCAAGCAAGGGCCGAGTTGCTTGGGACTTGTGGGGCGGCGACGGTGGTTACAGCTGGAGTAGAACAAAGCGTAACCAAATTCAGCGTGATCGCGAGGGCAAAGCCCTAAAACTGCTCCAGATGACTAAAATGCAGATTGCTAAGCCACTGCTAATGGCCGCAGCGCAAATGCTAGAAGACTATGCCAACGAGCAGATTAGTGAAGAGCTAGACGCTTTTGGTCAGTTTATGTATCATGCGGAACTGCTACGCAACGGTCACCTAGATGTGTACCTAATGGACTTGCACAAAGTAGACCAGCCATACCGTGATATACTAGTAATGGTATTTGAAGAACTCGACGAAGGCTACGTTAGCGAACCACATGACGGTGACAGCGAAGAAGTAGACGACGAAGATAGTGACGAAGATACTCCAACATGAAAAAAGCCCCGTAACGCAAGTTACGGGGCTTTTTTGTTTGTGCTGATCAGTTGATTACTTTGTCAGCCAACTCACCTTGGCCTTGTGCTGGCTCAAGCTGAGCACGAGCCTGCTGTTGAATCTTAGCACTCAGCGGATTGCAAATCTTGCCAGGCAGTTCTTGCAAACCAGCCAAGATAGCATTTGCTTCGTCAATAGTGAATTCAAATGTTAGTGTTTGAGGTTGTTGATTTTCCATATGGTTTTTTACTTAATTGGGCATGCCCCAGTTGAACAATCTTCGCTAACAATTTCGTCAAAGCTGTTAGCACT